TCTCTTGTTCGAATCCAAGTAAAAACTTGGAGTTCTAGTGAACAAGGATTTGTTATGGTTGAGCGATGTAAGATCACAAGTGGAAAAAGAATAACGTATACCAAGAAAGATGTTGACGTAATCGCTACTCATGTCTTAGACAGAAATGTTACATTATATGTTCCAATTGAAGAATTTGGTAGCCAAAAGGCATTAAGTATTAGATTTGAGAAATCAAAGTCGAATACAGAATATCGAAAAGCAGAAGATTATTTTGTTCTCATAGCTCAACTGGACAGAGCGGCGCTCTCCTAAAGCGCAAATCCCCGTTCGAGTCGGGGTGAGAACACGAGGGCGGAGGCACGGGTTCGAATCCCGTACGTCACCTCCTAGTCTGCAGCTAGGTGACATGGTCAGGTGCGGGGTAGCTCCCTCCAGGTCTCCGGATTGACGTTGGTGTAGCGGTAGCACTCCGCCCGTTTTTTTATTCCCCCATAGTCTAACGGTAAAACAGACGGCTCTGACCCGTCACTTGTAGGTTCAAATCCTGCTGGGGGATCCATGGACAAGATCGAGATCGAACGAGAGTACATCGAGTGCGATTGCAGTTCGAAGTGCCACCTGGTGGTCGCCGAGTTTGATCCCGAGTTCGGCATGACGCTTTTCTACCAGCATTGCAACTGGAAGGGATTCTGGAAACGTGTCTGGACGGCAATCAAGTACGTCTTTCAGGTCGGCCGGGATCACAGCATGGGCTGGGACTGCACGACCATGAATGAGGAAAACTGCCAGAAGATGCAACGGATGCTCGATCTGGCGAAGGCTTCTGGATACGGATCCTACTGGAAAGAACTGAAGGAAAGAGAAGCGAAGTAATTCGTAATCCGAGTGTAGCTCCAGCCTGGTTTAGAGCACTCCGTTTGGGGCGGAGGGGTCGGACGTTCGAATCGTCTCACTTGGACTTTTGATAGGAGAAGGGAACATGAAGTACGGCTAACGACCTCCATTCATCGTGGAGGTTACCATCATGTCTCAGAGGAATGGGTTTGAGTACGAGAAGGTCGGAGAGTGCCCGAAGAGCGGGAAACCGATCCTGGCGCCGATCGCTTGGAACAGCAAGGACCCCAGGCCGCAGTACGTGGCCTGTGACATCTGCCGTTCCGGCAAGAAGCACAAGAAGTAGACAGACAGAGCCGACGGGTCTGTTGGCTCACAGCGGGTGTCGAGAAGTCAACCGGCAGAGGGGGCCGTACCCGTACCCTCAACCATCCGCGTGTAAGTCAGCGGTCAGACGGCATGCTTTGGGAGCATGCAGCCGGGAGTTCGAATCTCTCCACGCGGACGATGATGTACGGGGTCAGAGTCACCATAGAGGTGACCCATGGAAATGTACATCTGGTATTCTCTCGAAGGACTGACGGACAACTGGCACGATGGCGGTGGGCTCATGATCGTCGCGAGCTCCCTTGAGGAAGCGTGGGAAACCAACGAGTCCTGCAAGGGAAAGCAGCCCGATCTGGTCTACAGGCTCCTCGGCGATCCCGAGGAGAACGAGATCATCTTTCCAAACGCCGGCTGTTGTTGAGAGGTACCATCCCCTTCGGGGGATCATGCAGGTGTGTTTCAGTGGTAGAAAGCCGGCTTGCCAAGTCGGAAGCGAGAGTTCGATTCTCTCCACCTGCACGATGCGAGATTGATGTAGTGGCAACCTGCCTCCTTCCCAAGGAGGATTCGCGGGTTCGATTCCCGCATCTCGCTCCGGTGTGGTCCATTTGGAGGTCTGAAAGCTTGGCCGACCTTCCTGTCTGGTGATTCGCGATTATCCAGCGGGATGTGGCGTGGTAATCCCCTTGCAAGGGATCAAAGTCGGGACACTACACCTTTTGCACCGTTGACATAGTGGCTGTGTGCCTGCCTTCCAAGCAGGATCAGGCCGGTTCGATCCCGGCACGGTGCTCTGGACTGTTGCATCTCCGAGGAAACCACCTGCAATGAGCAGGGAGGGAGCCCGTACAGCAAGTACTCGGACCAAGGTGCGTATCCCAACAGGGGCGGCCGATCAGTTCCCCAACAAATCTGACCGATGTTGTGGCGGTCAGGCAGTCCAACTTTTTCTTGCCCTCATAGCTCAGATGGCAGAGCAATCCCCTTGTAAGGGAAAGGTCGTCGGTTCGATGCCGGCTGGGGGCTCAGTATTGCTGGTGAAGCACATCTGGATGTGCAAGCCCTTGGTAAGGGCGAGGCAGTCAGTTCGAATCTGACCATCAGCTCAGCGGCTAATGCCAATAGAGGCGACTGGGCTCATACCCCGGGGACACTCAGGAGACGCAAGTTCTCCGGCCGCAACCAATGCCTCCGAACCAGGTCGGTAAGACAGACCTCATAAGTCTGAGCTCGACGGTTCGATGTCCGTCCGGAGGCACGAAAACCATGATGGCTGCAACCGTATGGTTTACCGCCTCGACACCCTTGCAGGGGTGCTGTGCGGGTTTGGAGGGCGATCCGGCCTGGGAACGCCGGCGGGGCTTGCTAAGCCTTTGGATCGTCAGGTTGAGGTTCGATTCCTCCGCCCTCCTCAACGCCCCTTTCGTCCAGTGGTAGGGCACCTGTTTCGTAATCAGGGGACCGGAGTTCGATTCTCCGATGGGGCTCGAATGGAAGAAAAAGAAGAGCTGACGAGCTTCGACGATCTGTTGGTTCGTCTTGAAGAAGAGAGGAAGGAACGTATGCGGCCCTTTCGACAGCTGACCTTCAGGAAGAAGCTCACGCGGATCCGACACGACATTCAGGATTTCTTCAGGTACAGGATCTGGGGTCGTTACCATGGCGGTGGTCTCGTCGGGGCGTACCACTGGGTCCGTTGCCACACGTGGAACCGCTACCACATCATCGATCTCCGGGGTCATGGCGACTACAAGTGGGGGTGGATCGATCGTGACCACGCCATGTGGATCGCCTGTTTCTCCCTCCTGGTCGATTATGTCGAGAAGGAAGAGCCCTTCAAGTACATCGATTGGGATTGGAACGACGAACACCAGGCTGTCGCCAGGGAGATCAAGGAGATCTACGATTGGTGGAAATCTGGTCGGAAGAAGGATCACGAAGATCTGGCGGCGATCGATACGGAAGGTTATCGGGGCCCCGGTTGGCAAGAGTATTGTAGACGAAGCGAAGAGCTCGATCAGAAAGATGACGAGATGTTCGATCGCCTGATGAAGGTGAGGAAGTATCTCTGGACGTAAAGTCCCATTCCAGGGTAGCACAATGGTAGTGGACTCCGCTGTTAACGGAGGCTATAGAGGTTCGAGTCCTCTCCCTGGAGCAGGTCCCCGGAAGGAACGTCTGGGCGAAACACACGAGTGATCGTGGTAGCGGCCCCTCGCCGGGGGAACCAAGATCTTGCCCTTAGCTCAGAGGTTAGAGCGTCGACCTGTTAAGTCGGATGTCACGGGTTCAATTCCCGTAGGGTAAGCTATTCGTTTCTTCGACTATCATTGGGCCTGAGTCCAGGAGATCGTCCGATCTGCAAAATCGGAACACCCGGGTTCGATTCCCGGCAGGCCCTCCGAGAGAGGTTGCTTTCTCTTGTAAAACTTCGGCAGGCCGTGCACGGTGACTGTCGGGTTTCCCTCTCTCCCTTGGCCCCGTCGTCTACCGGCTAGGATATCAGGTTCTCAACCTGAGGAACGGAGATCGACACTCCGCGGGGTCACTTCTTCTTCAGCTGTCCCAGTCTCGCCTTCCGATCGAACTCGTCCTGAGAGATCCAATCGTTTCCATCCCAGACGACCGTCGCCTTCTGCATCGACGGTACTTTCCCGAACCCCCTCTCGTCCGAACCCTTCTTCTGCCAGCTGACGTTCTTGTACGTGTGCTGACCGTTGGTGGTCTGTGTCTGTCCAACGTACGACCCCCTGTAGTTGGGCTTGGCCAGCTGTTGGGTGGAACCACCACCCTGACCATTTTGGTTTCCCTGAGGACCTCGGGGAGCACTCGACGATGGCCTGTAACCGGCCTGTCCGACCTTCTGAGCGCCTGGTTGGGTCAGAGCATCCATCGTCTTGTCGGACTGTTTTGGAGTCGCCCTTATCCCTCCGGGATTGGATCCGACAGCCTTGTGTTGGACGGGAGGAGCGAAGGGATCCTGAGACCTGAGGGGTTGTCCCTCGTCATCTACTGGAGCCTCTCCCATGAAGAATTCAAGAAGTCTTGGAACGAAAGATCGCATCTCGGATCTCCTGTATAGATCTTAGATCATAATTAAGATCCTACGCAGCACTTTGTTGGGATCTGTTGTATTTGGAGATCAACATAATTAAGGGGCGTGCGGAGCCGCTACAGGAATTAAGAACGATCTTAATATACTGTACGATCTGTATAAGTTTAGATCTATAGGAGGATCACACACGATGGCGACGAAGCAAGAACTGGAAACAGAGAACGAGGTCCTGAAGAAGCAGCTGTCCGAGCTTGAACCCTTGAAGACTGGAGACAACGCGGCCCTGTTGCAGGAGATCACCGACCTGAAGGATCAGCTTTCGAAGGTCACGGCCGGGGCATTGCAGGAAAACGATGTTCTGAAGACGACACTGGATCTTCTCGAGAAAGAGAAGAAGCTTCATCAGGATGCCGTCAATGACGCCAAGGCCTGGAAGAAGAAGCACGATGAGGCCGCCTCTTCTGTCGAGTTGGCTTCCAACGAGATCCTCTGGCAGGGGAAGGCCCGCAAGGTCGTCCATGTCAATTCCGTCCGAGAGCTCAAGGAGGACATGCACAAGCGCTTCGTCGCCGCCGAGCTCACCGCCATCGTCATCGACGAGATCCACTGAAAGCGAGGCCCTCTGTGGCCGAATTCACCCGCCCGCACGTATCGTACTCCGAGCTCATGAAGTTCGCTCGGGACTGCCAACATCGCTGGAAGATCGAGGACCTGGAGGGGAACCGCCGGAAGATCTTCTCGATCCACATGGACTTCGGGACCGCGATGCACGGGGCCATCGAGCGCCATCGTACCAGGAAACGTCCGGTGGACCTGGAAAAGTCGAAGAAGATCTTCCTGAAGTATTTCGGTCTCCTCTTCCTCAAGAACCACAAGCAGTACTCCGAGAGGGACCTCAACTTCGATCCAAAGAAGTTCAGTGGTCCCAAGGACTTCTTCGTTGTCGCGGGTCTCAACATCCTCACCCGTCTCCACGAGTGCCAGGAGCTGGCCGATGCCGAGGTGATCTATAACGAGTATCCGCTCTTCGATCTCATCGACCGGACCGATGGGATCCAGATCAAGTTCAAGGGATTCATCGACTTCGTCATCAAGACCAAGGACAAGCGTGGAAAGTCGATCATCTACATCTGTGACTTCAAGACCTGTTCGTTCGGTTGGACCAGGGAGAAGAGGGAGGACAGGTTCCTCCAGTTTCAGATCTTCCTCTACAAGTATTTCTTCTGCAAGAAGTTCGACATCGATCCCAAGCAGGTCCGCACCGCTTTCGTCCTCCTGAAGAAACGGCCCCCTCCCAAGGTGACCCCGGTGGAGTTCTTTCCAGTCTCCGCGGGTCCGATCAGCGTCCAACGGGCGATCGACTTCCTGAACAAGACAATCTCCGAGATGGTCGAGACCACTCGGAACGAGAGTTGGGAGAAGAATCGAAACGGATGTGTCAGTGAGTACGGCGACATCTGCGCCCACTACAACACCGACGCCTGCCCGGGAAAAAACGATCAGGTCGAGCGGAAAATCCTGGAACTGTCCGAAAAACGTGGTAAGATGGGATCCAAGGCCACCAAGGGGAACGACGGTCCCCGGGACATCCACAAGACCACGGCGGAGCTGAGGGCCAAGCTTCTCCAGAAGAAGGGATGAAGATGGGAAAGATCGCGAAGGGCATCAATTCGTTTCTCCAGGATCTGGACTCGGGCGTCATCGTTCCCTGGTTCGGATACGCTTTCGCCGCCTTCCTCGTGATCTCCCTCTCGTCTCTGATCTTCTACGTGATGCATGGAGTAGCGACCTCAACTTCTGGGAAGATCGATTTTTGTTACATTCAGTCATGGGTTCCAAGTGGTCAGACCAATCGGCTCTATGAGCTCAGCGGTCACGTTCCGTGGGGAAACGACATCCGCCTCATCGTCACGTCTACATTCGATGAAGTCGTGCAGGCGGCCGCCAAGATCGATTGTCCGCTGAAAGTGAAGTGAGATGGAACTCGTAGATTACGTTTCTCGATTTTTCTTGATCCTGGGCGGGTTGATCATCTGCGGATTGGTGATATTCACAGGGGTAACCATCGTACAGTCTGCCCGAGCCGATGGTCACATCGAGTATTGTTACATCCAGCTGGATAACGTTTCTGATCTCCCGATGTACAAACTTTGGGGTTATCGGGCATGGTGTTCAGATCGGAAGATCGCCACATTTCCCGCGATGGATGATGCCGTTAACGCGGCCGACAAGCTTCAGTGCCCTCTGCGTAAGAAGTAACGCTATGTAGGGCATGGCCCAGAAGCGTAAGATCGTCCTCATCTCAGATCATCCCCTTGTCCCTTCCGGAGTCGGTACCCAGGCCCGGTATATGATCGAAGGACTCCTCAAGACTGGCAAGTATCAGTTCATCTGTCTCGGCGGCGCCATCCAACATCCCGACAGCCGACCGCAGAAGGTTGAGGGCTACGGGGACGACTGGCTGATCATTCCCGTCCAGGGATATGGCGACAAGAACATCATCCGACAGGTGTTGATGGTCGAACGTCCGGACGCCCTGGTGTTCATCACCGATCCTCGTTTCTATTACTGGCTCTGGGAGATTGAGGACGAGATCCGGCAGATCTGCCCGATGGTCTACTGGCATGTCTGGGACAACGATCCGACGCCGAGGTTCAACAAGGTGCTCTACGAGTCGACCGATTACGTCGCTTCGATCTCCCTGAAGACTCAGGGACTCCTGCAGGACCTCGGTTACGATCGTTGTGAGTATCTGCCCCATGGTCTCGATCACAACGTCTTCAGACCGCTTCCCGAGGAGGAGGTTCAGAAGTTCAAGCGTGATCACTATGGTCCGCATGCTGACAAGAAATTCATCCTGTTCTGGAACAACCGGAACGCCCGTCGCAAGGTCACCGGTGACATCGTCGCGGTATTCGCCAAGTTCATGGAACGTGTCGGGAAGCAGAACGTCTCCCTGATGATGCACACCGCCGCGAAGGATCCCGAGGGCCAGGATATCATCGCGGTAGCCCGGGAATTCGGCTGCGAATCTGAGCTCATCCTCTCCGAACAGAGGGTGAACGCTGAGGACATGAACAAGTACTACAATGTGGCAGACTGCACGATCAACCTGGCCTCGAACGAGGGATTCGGTCTAGGGACGCTCGAATCGTTGTTTGCGGGCACACCGATCGTCGCCCACTTCACGGGTGGCCTTCAGTTCCAACTCGGAGACTGGTGGCAAGACAAGGACGGGAAGCTCTCGGTGGACATCACCGACCAAGACAGGATGACCGCCTACGCCAAGAAGGCGTTCAGGGCGGGCAACCATCGTTGGTGGGGAGTCCCGATCTTTCCGGCGTCGAGAAGCTGCACGGGCTCCCAGCAGATCCCGTTCATCTATGACGATCGTGTCGCTCACGAGGATGCCGTCCGCGGCCTCATCCAACTCTACGAGCAGGGCAGGACTGTTCGAAAAAACGTGGGACTCATGGCCCGTGAATGGGCTGTCAAGAACTTCTCTCTTTCCGACATGATCTCCCGGTGGGATGACCTTTTGGAACGTGAGATCGCGAGATATAATGGATTCCAGGGAATTCGTGGATTGCGTACCGCGGTTCTGTGAGGAACAGGAAATGTTTGAAAAAAATACAAATTGGACAGCTGTAGAATTTCCAGATGGAACCTTGCTTACCAACGATGGTAAGAAATTTCGTTTGGCTAGAGAAGATGAGCAGGATCTTCCCGGGATTAAGGTTTACGGTTCAAATGATTTTATTCCTCGTCACTTCGTTGAGGTGAAGTGATGGCCGTCGTCGTTTTTGGAGGTGCAGGATTCATTGGATCCAACCTCGTAGATGAACTCATGACCCAGGGTTTCGAGGTTACTGTCGTCGACAACTTCTCGGAAGGTAGACCACAGAACCTCGAACGTTGGAAGAAGAACCCGAAGCTTGAGGTAATCCGCGGAGACATCCGAGACTTCGATCTGGTCCGCCGGGTCTGTGATCACAAGGACTGGGTCTTTCACCTGGCCGCCATGAGTCGCATCCAGCCCTCGATCACGGATCCAGTGTTGGCATGGAGCCAGAACATCATCGGGACCGGGAACGTCCTGGAGGCCTGCAGACAGAACGGGGTGAAGCGGGTCGTGTACTCGGCCAGCTCCTCGGCCTACGGCCTGAAGAACACTCCGCCGTTGGTCGAGGGCATGCCGACGGATTGCCTGAATCCCTACTCGCTGTCCAAGAAGGTTGGCGAGGAGATGATGGAATTGTACAGGAAGATGTACGGTCTCTCGACCGTCTCACTCAGGTACTTCAACGTGTATGGCCCGCGCCACCAGGAAGAGGGATCGTATGCCACGGTCATCGCCATCTTCCGTCGCCAGAAGCGTCTCCACCAGCCACTCACCGTGGTAGGCACCGGAGAGAAGCGCCGCGATTTCACGTTCGTCTCGGATGTCGTACGGGCCAACCTCATGGCGGCCGTCAACAGGGACGTGCACGGAGTCCTGAACATCGGGACGGGCACGAACTATAGCATCAACGAGATCGCCCAGATCGTCCTGGGAGAGGACGAGGGCTCGATCGTTCACATCGACGATCGCCAGGGCGAGGCCTTGGTGACCCTCGCAGATTCCACTCGGGCAAGGGAAGAGCTCGGATGGAAACCAATGGTTTGCCTCAGAGAGGGTCTTGAGATCCTCGATTCGTACGAGCGCAAGTTCTCCCCCTCTTCGATCATCCTCCCATAAGGGAAAGACATGAACCAGCCCAAACTGATCTTCAGGGGACCTGTCCTCACTGCATCGGGATACGGTACCCACGCCAGGCAGCTCCTCAAGGCGCTCCTGGCTTCCCAGTCGTACGACATATCAGTCATACCGACCGCCTGGGGAGCCACTCCGTTCCTCATGCAGGACGAACCGTTCCTTGCCCAGATCCGGGAGCTTTCCTACAAGCACGAGCTCGCCGCGGCCCAGGGACAGGCCAGGTACGACATCTCTGTGCAGGTGTCGATCCCAAACGAGTTCGAGAAGATCGCCCCGATCAACATCGGGGTCACGGCCGGCATCGAGGTAGATCGTGTCTCTCCCGAATGGTTGAAGAAGGTCAACGGGAATGTCGATCTCCTCATCGTTCCCTCCCAGCACTCGGCTGACGTCTTCCAAAAGACAAGCTACGCCGATCGGAAGACCGGTGAGGTGCTGAAACTTGAGAAGCCGATGGTTGTCTGTCCAGAGGGTGTGGACACGACGTTTTTCAACGGTCTGGGGACTTCTCTTGGCATGGAGAGGTTTCAGTTCGACGCGGAGTTCAACTTCCTGTACGTTGGACTCGGGATGGACAAGCCGCTGGGCGAGGATCGCAAGAACCTGGGTAACCTGATCAAGTGGTTCTGCGAGGAGTTCAAGGGAGACAGGAAGGTCGGGCTCGTCCTGAAGACTGCCCTCGTCGGCGGGTCCCTCATGGACTTCGAGACGACCAGGATGAAGATCGAGACGATCAAGAAGTCCATCGGAGTCGGTGAGTTTCCCCGGATCCACCTCATCCACGGACGCCTGTCCGACGAGGACCTGTCCCTCCTCTACAAGCATCCACGGGTCAAGTGTTTTGTGACCCTCACTCACGGTGAGGGCTTCGGGCTTCCGTTGATCGAGGCGGCTGCCTGTGGCGTTCCGGTGCTGGCGACCAACTGGTCGGGACATCTCGATTTCCTCAGGATCGACGGTAAGAACAGGTTCGTCCCGATCGACTACGATCTCGCTGAGGTTCCGGCATCTTCAGTCTGGAACGGAGTGATCGAGCAGGGCTCGTTCTGGGCCAACCCGAAAGAGGCAGATTTCAAGAACAAGCTTCGAAAGGTCTTCCTCAGCTACGACAAGCCGCGGGAATGGGCCGCTGAGCTCTCGTCGTATGTGACGGAGAAGTTTGATCTTCGTCGAGTGTCCTTCCACTTCGTGAACACGATCGCTTCGTTCCTGAACCAGAGTGTCCAGGGGACCAAGGATGACCTGCTCACCCAGGTACGTTCCCAACTTGAGGCGGTGGAACCTACGAGGAAGCGTCTCCTCTACACCATGCCGATGTCAGGTGGTGATGTCTTCATCTCGTCGGCGGTGGTCAACTCCCTACGAAAGAAGTACAAGGACCACGCCATCTTCTTTGCGACGGATCCGAAGTACAGCGCGATCCTGCAGGACAATCCCGATATCGACCACATCATCGGCTGGGCCCCGTGGATGCAGGACGTTCCTCTTCTCGAGGAGCTCTTCGATGAGGTCTACACTCCGAACCTTTCCATCCAGACGACGACCGCCAACTGGATCCGGCGTGGCAAGGGTCGGCTCCTCGGATCCGAGATGGCCCACCTGTGTGACGTGGAGTTCGGAGATTACTTCATCAAAACGGAATCTGTCGAGGGTCTCCCGGAGAAGTACATCGTCCTGAACCCGGGATCGGGAAAGGGACAGTGGGAGGCCCGAAACTATCTCCACTGGCAGGAGGTTGTCGACAACCTGAGCAGGCTCTCTGGATTGCCGGTCGTCCAGGTCGGAACCAACGACGATCCGCTCTACAAGGGCGTCTGTGACTTCCGTGGAAAGACGACCTATAACCAGCTGGCCAAAGTTGTCGAGGGTGCCGCGTTGGTCGTGGGGATCGATACGATCACCAGTCACCTGGCGGCCGCTTTCGAAGTTCCCCAGGTTTCTCTTTACGGGAGCTCATACTCGACCTCAACGGGTCCTGTCCAGAAAAAGAATCTGGCCGTTCTTTTGGATACTCCTGATCGTTACGGGTGTGATCGGGCGTGTTACAAGTACCAATGCTCAGTCGACAAGGACCATCCTTGCATCAACGAGATAGCTCCGAAAGAAATTGTGAGGTGGGCTCTTGATGCACTTGATCAAAAAAGCCCGCTTCCTTTTGCTCTTGATAGTGATCTTTTCATGGATCGATACGAAGAGCATCGTCCAAAGATCAGTGGGTACACCCACGTTCTGAATCCAGAGCTTCATGGTTTCCCGTACCTCGAGAGCATCAGCTCGATGCTGGGATTCTGCGATGAGGTGGTGGTCATCGACGGTGGTTCGACCGATGGGAGTCAGGAGAAGATCCGGGCCCTATCTGACAAGATCAACCTGATCGAACGGAAATGGGACTATGAAGAGCCGGGCATGGACGGCATGCAGAAGGCCTTTGCCCGTGCCATGTGCTCGGGAGATTTTCTCTGGCAGCAGGACGCCGACGAGGTCGTCCACGAGGACGATTACGAGAAGGTCCGGAAGCTTGTCAAACGCTTCCCGTCCGACTGCTCGTTGGTTCATCTCCCGGTCGTGGAACTCTGGGGCAAGGATGGCGACATCAGGACCGACCGCCACTCGTGGAAGTGGCGCCTGAGCAGGAACGATTTCAGGATCACCCACGGCATCAACAAGGATGCCAGGCTGATCAATGAGAAGACCGGGAAGACTTACTCTAAGCGTGGCATGTCGGATGGTTGCGAAATGATTGATATTATGACGGGAGAATACATTTCTCATAAGGGATTCTATACACAGGATCTTGAAAATCTTCGTCGAATGAATCCTACCAAATATGGCGAAGAAATGAATAAGATCTTCAATAGACTTCCATGTGTTTATCACTATTCATGGGCTAATTTAAAACGTAAGATCGAAAATTTCCGAGATTTTTGGGATAAGACTTGGTCACGTCTTTATAACGACGATGCTCCGAGACCTAGATTTCCCGATGTTGTAACAGAAGAAGATGTTTTGAAAAAAGCAAAGGAACTGCAGCATCAAGGTGGAGAGCATGGAAAAGTTCCAACATTCAAACTTGAAAGAACCAATCCTGCAGTTATGAAAAAATGGCTCTCTGCAATTGCGGATGTGGATTAGAAGCTGAAACAAAGAATGGGTGGGTAAGATACCACTGGAACTCTACTGATTCAGCTCGGAAGAAAAATTCTGATTCCTTGAAGGGAAGAATTCCTTGGAATAAGGGACTATCTGCCGATAAAGATGAAAGACTTTCGAACAGCGGAAAGAAAATTTCTAAGAAACTTAAGGGTCGAATTTCTCCGAATAAAAATCCCGATCAAGTAGCTCAAGCAGCTAAGGTAGTAACAGTTAAGGCCATGAGGAGCTTCTTGAATAGAGCTTTTTATAGAAGAGATGATCTTGAGACAAGAGATGACGTTTTGGGATATTCTTCGAAAGAATTGAAGGATCATCTTCAATCTCAATTTTCTCAAGGAATGACGTGGGAAAACCATGGAAGAGGTGGATGGCACATTGATCACATTCGGCAAATTAACACTTTCCCATCGAATGCGTCACCTTCTGAGGTGAATGCTCTTTCAAATCTTCGACCATTGTGGGAAGAAGATAATCTGAAACGGTTAAAAAAATGAGATTTCGTGTTAATCAACGTCTTCCTTTTCCTCCATATCTTTGGCAAGATCCCATGCCACTAGATGAACAGGCTCGTGTAGCACTTGAAAATCTTGGTTACCATTATTTGGTCGATTTTTTGTTGACGCAAATTTTCGAAAAGCAACCAGGAATTCCTGAAAGTTGGGAAGTAGAGCTTCTTTAATGTCTCTGATTGCCGATATATTCATCACTACGAAAGATCGACCTGAACTTTTAAGGGATACACTTAGAGCCCTTAAGGAAAACACAAACGAAAAAGATTTTCGTTTGACAATTGTCTTTGATGGAGTTTTTGTTCCTGAAGATATGAAATCTGTAGCGTATGTAGTTGATGTTGTCGGACTACAAATGCCGCATATGCTTGTTCATCCAGAGAACATGGGGTTGGGACCGTCGATCAATCAGGCTCTTTCGCACATCCAGGCTCTCAACCAGTGGTTCGAACATCCGACCCACGGTGATCCCTCGAAGGTCGCCCCGTTCGTCTGTTACATCCAGGATGATATTTTGGTTTCGAAGGACTGGCTTCCGAAGATGGCCAAGTTCTTCATGCTGTTGGAGAAACCGTACAACCTCGGTTTTGCCTCTGGGATCGAGTGTATTGAGCATCCCGTGAGATACGAGCTTAATGGCGGAATGCAGCTCAAAAATTGGATCAGGGCGGCCAACATGTTCGGGAGGAGGGAATACTGGATGAGCATGTATCCCATCCCACGATTCGATCCCGAGACCGGAAGGGTGCGCGCCAAGCCAAATGACGGGATGGGTTCCGGAGTGGACTGGTGGTTTGTCAGGAATCACGAGAATTCTGTCTGCAGGACGGGTCGGACGAACCTTGTCTTTCCAGGGATGATGGTGCATGCAGGGTACGATCAGAGTACTTGGCTCAAGAGGGAACTTCCCGAATCCGATTCTGACAAAGAGATTGTCAAGAGGAACAGAGATGGCTGAGACGGGGAAGGCGCACGAACGTCGTGTCCAGAGCGGTTGGTACCAGAAATACATCGTCATGCCTGGTATCGACATCGGCTGTGGACTCGATCCGCTCTGCCCGCCCAACGGTGATAGGCTTTTCCGTTACGACAATTTCTGGACCAACGAGGGAAGCTCTCGCGGGGACCACATGGCAGAGTTTGACGCCACCCTGATGGCCGGGATCCCCGATGAGAGCTACCAGACAGTATACGCAAGTCACGTGCTAGAACATCTGAAGGATCCCGTCATCGGCCTCCAGAATTGGTGGCGTATCCTCCGGCCGGGTGGGTACCTGATCGTTTGCGTTCCCCACCGGGATCTTTACGAGAAGAAGCAGACGAAACCCAGCCTGTGGAACCCACACGATCGTCCCGGTGGGCACGGTCACGAGACGTTCTGGCTCCCGCATGTCTCCGAGGAACCAGACACTCTGAGTTTCTACGACATCCTCTCGACGGCACTTCCATCAGCTGAGTTCGTTGAATTCAATGTCTTAGATCATGGATACGACTACTCCCTCCCTGCGGATGTGCATCCGGTCGGAGAGTACGCCATCGAGGCTATCCTCAGGAAACCCGAACGAACGTGATCACCGTCTCGTACACGCCACTTGATGCGAGTGGAGGAGTTCCGAGGTTCAATCGGGACATCCACTCGGCATTCCCGGGATCCGTCCACTACTCGTGGTGGGACGTGGCCCAGGCGATGGGGATCGACCCGAACTCACAGCACCTCCCAGAATGGGAGAAGGCCAAGGTCCTTAACCAATGGTTGCTTAGGACGGGGAGGGTCTCCGAGAGGGACGTGGTGATCGCCGACAGTTTCTGGGCCGATGGCCTGCACCACCTTCCCTACTGTATCTCCCATCAACACGGGAACTGGTCACACACTACCCACGATGATGTACTGAAGGGGATCGCGCCTGAATTCCCGATCCATGCGGCTGTTCAACAAGATTTCAGGACCAGATATCTCAGAGAGGGACGGAAACTGACGACGGTCTCTGCGTTCATCGCGGACCAGATGTGGTTGCAGTGGGGTTTCCCGTCGAAGGTCATCAACAACGGGATCGACACGAACAAGTTCTATCCTGCGCTCTCGGGGGAGAAACACGTTCGACTGCGTCCGTTGGTCATTCACTTTACTACCACGGCTAACAAGGGATTCGAACACATTGACATCCTGAAGAAGAACTTGGAGGCCGATATCTGGTTGCTTGATGAAGCTGCCCAGAACATCGGAATTGATAAGTACCGTGTGCTTGCTTCTGCCAATCTTGTCGTTCATCCCTCGGCCCATGAGGGAAACTCGTACGCCGTGCTGGAGACGTTGGCAAGTGGAGTTCCGATCTTTGGGTACGATGTCGGTCTGCTGTTCGAGCTCAAACACCGCGGGGTGATCGATACGGTGTCAAGTCGAAAATTCCGTTCTCCCCAGCACACGCTGGAGATGGTCGATTACTTTCTCAAGAATTACACGAAAACTCCAGAGGACACGTTCTTCTACGGATCCAAGAACCGCAAGATCGCGTTGGAATACTCCCTGGAGAGATTCAAGAAGGAGTGGCAGGATTATGTCAGCGCTCTTGTTCAGGGTCGATGATTTCCTTTACACGAAGCCAGAAGAGCAGTGGAGGCACAACCTTGAGAACTTCAAGAAATTCCATGCCGTCATGTTTTCCCATGCTCGATACTACACTTTGGGAGTCATCCCGAAGAATGTGACAGAAGACCAACTTGTCTGGTTGGGAGAGCATCCGAGCATCGAGATCGCCCAACACGGGATACTTCACGACGAGAGGTTTCCGAACGAGTTCAGAGATTGGCACACGGAAGATCAGATCTTTCATCTTCTTCATCAGAACAAGGTCTGGTTGGAACAATGGTCGGGCCGTGAGATCGTCTCATACATCCCGCCTCACAATGTCTTTGATCGGAAGACCGTGAACGCCCTCAAACGTGCCGGATTCAGGAATATCCACTGCGGTCCCGGCAGCGAGTTCGAAATGTCGATGTACTCCTTCGATCAGGGAATCCACACGGTTCCGAGCTTTCCGCCGTACTATGGTCGTTCAGACGAGATGTTGCAGCGGGGAACTGTGGAAGCTCTCAAGGAAGAGGTATCGATCAGGGAGAATCCGTTCTGTTCTTTTGGACCGATCACCGTCACTCTCCACTGGACCTGGGAGACCAACATCGGTCTCGAACATCTTGACAGATTTCTTACTGCGATTGATGGTCTATAAAAATGCCGCACACGAAAAGAGTCTTTGATTACTTCGAAAGCAGGTTGATTCCCCAGCTCAAGGAGCAGGGGTGCAAGTCCATGCTCTACATCGGTTGGCGTCATGATTGCAGTCCGTGGTGGCACGATCATATGGGGAAGGAGCTGGGAGGTCCCCTGGGAGTACTCGAGATTTTTCCGAAGAACCTCGATGATCTTGAGCGTGAAATCTGGCTCGGTCGATATAACGTTGCATCGATCATTGCCGGAGACGCCCGAGATCCTGCAAGCCATATCCGGAAGGGATACTGGGACGTCATCTTCTGGGATCACGGTCCAGAGCACGTGACGTTGGAAGATCTCAAGATCGCCACTCCGCGTCTCATCGATCACGCCGGCAAGGCGTTGGTCTACTGCTGTCCGTGGGGCGATTGGCCACAGGGTGAGGAGGACGGGAACTGTCACGAGGTGCACAGGAATTCGGTGACGGTCGAGCAACTTGATTCGTTGGGTCTTTTTGTGACTTCATTCGCGAGGGCCGGGCAGCAAAATGAGGGCGAACTTGTCGGTGTGAGGTTCAAGTGAAGAAGACACTTCTCATCGACCCTCGTTCGGGTGGGGATTGGTCGCTTGATCTGCTTTTTGCGGGTCTTGTGAAGAGATTCGGTCCTGAGGGAGTCATCGATTATCCGTACCATCATAAACACCGCGAGCCGATCGTGTTCAACGGAGATCCGGAGCATGATTGGGGTGTCGAACGCAGGACGCTCGGGTGGACACCGAGAAATGACGAAGTGAAATATTACGATCGCATGAGCATATACTGGGAAGTCCAACAGGGAAATATCGAAAGGGTATTCCTTGACGAAAGGCTTGAATCTTACCAGCTCTATCTTAATTTCCCGTTTAGATTTTACAAGATCCCTGTCGTCGTGGTGGCGGGTCACGACAGGTTCATGAATGACATCCCGACCCTGAGGAAGTGGTACGGCGAGAACCTCGAACACATCTTCTTGGACAACTGGCGACCCGAGTACGACGGTGAGCCCGGTGTCTCTCTCTTCAACTGGAGTGTCAACTTCGATCACTACTGGCCAGTGAAGAATCGCAGGCAGGAGAAAGTGTACGACATCAGCTTCATGGGTTACAATAGCCATCCTGACCGGGCGATGTTCGTGGACCATATCCTCAAACGGTGGGGTCACCTGAACAACCACATCTTCCTGGAGAGGGAGCCGAACACCATGCGTGGCTTCATCCAGAAGGGTCAGTACTTCGATATCATGGCCAAGTCGAAGATCTGTCTGAACCTGCGCGGGGCCGCCGAGAACGGGAAGACTCTACGGTTTTATGAGATCCCGTATGTCGGATCTTGCATGTTGACCCAGGATTCGGGAGCGATTCAGATGCATCCGTTCGTCGGCGGAGAGCATTGCATGTATTTTAGAGATGAAGCCGAATTGGATGATTCGATCGATTTTCTCCTGAATCATGATGGGGTGATATATCGTGAAGAGATCGCTCAGAGGGGACACGATCATCTGATGAAACATCATACGATAGACGCCAGGACGAAACAGATGTACGAGGTGCTCGGTGGATAAACAGAAGCTTTACGATGATCTTTCTGAGCGTAAGTTCAAACCGAAGGATCTCGAACCTTACGTCGGTGGAAATGGTCGAGTTGACAAGTGCGTCCAACTGATCCGTCAGGGGAAGCTTCGAAGCGGGGGCACCCTGCTCGATGTCGGTGGCGCGATCGGCGATCTTGGATATGCCACGGAGGATATCTTTGAGCGAAGGATCGTCTTCGATATCTCTGAGAAATTCCTCGACGCCGCCCGGACGAAGGGGAACGAGACGTGGGTCGGAGATGTCGACTGCACGGGCCTGAGATACTACGACGATCAGACCATTGATCTCGTGACCGCTCTCGATTTCATCGAACACATCATCGATCCAGAGAACTTCGCCAGGGAATGCCATCGTGTCTTGAAACGTGATGGACAGGTCTTCATCAACACACCGAACATCAGGTTCTGGCCACACGTGGCGGAACTGCTGTATCACGGGACGTTCCCGCATACGTCGGGAGACAGGGAGGTCTTCCATGGCGGCCATCTCGCGTTCTACACATTTAAAGATCTCTGCAAGATCTTTGGTGATGCCGGTTTCTCTGGATTTGAGATGGTTATGGACCAGGAAGGGTACAAGGAGCCCCCTCGAAAGATCCTAGACGACGTTGGGTATGGAGATCAGAGGGGGTACGTCCAACTCTGCATGGAACTCGGTTGCCCCAACCTCTTGTTCATCGCTCGTAAGTCATGAAGATCCTCGTCGGAAAGACGTTTGGCATCGGAAATCTCGTCCTCGCGGTCCCCATGCTAAAGGCGTTGGGGAGCATCGCGGAGAGGCTGGACATCCTCATCGGGACTTCTCCAGATGACGTCGGAGCGATAGAGGTAGTCCACGAGCTGAAGAATTCTGGGATCATCGATACCGCGCACCTGAACTCCTGCCATACCTCCGCCCCAGAGTATGACGTGGCCGTCATGGCGATCCCCTTTGATGGGCGCTGGCGCAACGGCACACACTTCAGGGCCAAGAAAGTCATCGACGGCAGGACGAGACCGGATCCCTCTACGATCGGCTTGGTGTCCTGGGAGAAACACGAGGTTCTCTACCAGATGGAGAACGCGGATTACCTCGGCTACTCCAAGGGAGTTCCTTCTCCGAAGTTCATGACCCAGATGCATCCGCATCCAGGGATCGGACCGAAATCTGTCTACATCGGTCTGGGCTACAAGAAGGACCGTGCGGGTTTCTGGAAGTTCAAGCACTGGGGCAACGAGAACTATGCAAAGCTCGTCTCCATGTTGGATGCCGCCGGATGGGAAGCGTACACCACGGGAGACATGGCAGATCTCCAGCTTACGATCAATCCGATCAAGCAGCTGGCCCCGCAGCTGAGGTACATCCCGACGACGACCATCAACCACGCCTTCAGGGTCGTCTCGAGCTGTAAAGCCTACATCGGAAACGACACTGGAATGATGCACGTCGCGGCTTCCGAGGACATCTTGACCCTGGGCATATTCATGGACTTCAAGCTTGTCATCAAGAACCGGCCGTGGACCCCGTCAGCCGATCACAACCGTTGCATCTTCGGTTGGAATGGCACGTCCCCGGAGAACGTATTTAATGAGTTCATGGAATTCCTCGAGGAGATCGGCTGATGTACATCGTCACGGGCGGACTCGGATTCATCGGTTCCTACATCACCATGGGACTCCTCAGCCAAGGACGAAAGGTCTTGGTTGTGGATCGGATCACCGAAGAGAAGATGCGGAAGTTCGATCGCTTCGCGTCCGCTTCGTACATGGACCGGGACGAGTTTTTTTCCGATCCTGCCGAGGTTGTCCTGGATCCCAAGGTGGAGGGTGTTTTTCATCAGGGTGCCTGTTCGAGCACGACCCATCCGGATTCAAAGTACGTGATGGAGAACAACTACACAAAGTCGATCGCCCTGATCGACGCTTGCATGAAATACGATGTCCCGCTTGTCTACGCCTCCTCCGCGGCCGTGTATGGTCAGGGTCTGGTGCACTACCACTTTCGCGAGGACCCGTCCTGTGAGACTCCCCTGAATGTCTACGGGTATTCGAAACTTTTGGTCGATCGATACGTTCGCCAGATCATGAACGACTCTCGCTACGATGTCCCGTTGGTTGGGCTTCGCTACTTCAACGTGTATGGTCCCGGTGAGGAGGAGAAGGGTAAGATGGCTTCCATCGCCTACCAGATGCATCGGAAGCATGTGAACGGTGAGGGACCGGTGCTCTATGGGGAATATGGTGGCTACCCCGCTGGAGAGCATCGGAGGGACTTCGTGTACGTCGGCGATGTGTACGATGTGAACATGCATTTTATGTTCGGAGAGAAGGCCCGAGCTGGGATATTCAACGTGGGCACGGGTCAGTCGCGGACGTTCAACGAACTGGCCAAGATCGTGACGGATGAGTGCCCAACGTATGCGGATTTCCCGAAGAGTCTTGAGGGAAAGTACCAGTGCTTCACTGAGGCCGACCTTCGCAATCTTCGTGATCACGGTGGATACCACGGAGAGTTTACCAGCCTCGAGAATGGGTTGTGGACCTCTAAGAAATTGTGGAGGGTGTGATGGCGACGTCGAAAATCTATCGTCCTGCAGATGTCCTCGAGAATAACTTCGGGGGAATCCACAAGAAGGGCTGGGGTCACGAGCTTTGGATCGTGAACAACGGTCGATATTGTGGAAAGATCCTTCATTTCAATAAGGGAAAGATGTGCTCGTTGCACTTTCATATGGTGAAGGATGAGACGATGTATCTCCAATCTGGACACTTGCAGGTCCGGATAATCGATCAGGGAGAAGAGATCGTCCAGGAGATGTTTCCGGGAGACGCCCTTCACATTCATCCCGGGATGATCCATCAGATCGGTGCGCTGGAAGATTCCGATCTCTTTGAGTTCAGCACGACTCATCACGATACGGATTCATATCGTGTAGAGAAGGGTGATTGAGATGAGGATAAACGTCGTAGGCCCCGTGAAGAGGAACTTTCCGTTCGGGACTGAGATCGCCTTTATGAAGGGATTCCTCCGTCTCGGACACGAAGTGTCCGGGATCGATCCGACAGAGAAGACTGTCCCGGTTCATATGGATCCGGATTTCACCCTCATCTTCAAGACCGGTCACCAGTTGAATCCACACCTGGCGAGGCTTCCCGGCCCGAAGATCGTGTACCAACCTGATGATCTTCGATTTCCGCACATCCAGCAATTGATGAGAGAGATGCGTTCGGTCTGTGATTACGCCCTCACCTTCGATGATGACGGAGCGAAGGAAGTCGTCAAGCCGGATTACGGGTACAAGAAGGCCCAGACCCTGTTGCTGACAGCCGATGATGAACTCTACCGTCCGATGGGACTCGAGAGGGACATCGACTTCCTCTTCATCGGGAGCCTCGGAGGACCGCAGTCACACGCTTCTCGGAGGAGGATGATCGACATCCTCAGAGCCAACGGGTTCACCGTCGAATGCGGAGAGACGTATAATATCCCGCTTTTGGTCTCCCTCTACAACAGGGCGAAGGTCGTCCTGAATCACGCGACGGATGTCGGTCAGCCTTTCGGGCAGGGATATGGATACCAGTGCAGGCATTTCGAGGTCGGGATGACCGGAACCTGTCTTCTCTCAAACTCCATCATCTCAGAGTACGACGAGATCAAGCCAGGTCCCAGGAAGTGGGTGAGGTTTGGTGACGAGATGTCCCTGGTCCAACAGGCGAGGAACCTCCTGAGGACCGGACTCTGGGAGTTCGAGGGGAAGCAGATCTACGATGAGATCCGAGAATCACATCTTCCAGAGCACCGGGCGGCCGAGGTCATCGAATTCGTGAGGAACCTGTGAAGCTGAACTTGGGTTGCGGCAATGACCTTCGGAAGGGGTACGTCAACGTCGATCTCTATCCTCCGTTTGACGAGAATGTCGATCTCGGAAATTTTCCATGGCCATGGGCGGACGAATCTGCAGATGAGATCATGATGCTAGATTTCCTCGAGCACTTTTCCTATCGCCTGACCGGGAAGATCTTGAGCGAATGTTGGAGGGTTCTGAGGGCGGAAGGGACGCTCATCGTTCAGGTTCCCGATTTTGAGCATTGCGCCAAGGCCATCCTCCACATCCCAGAGATCACCTACCAGTGTAACGACTGCGGAGAGTACATGGATGGTGATGATTACCGCTGTCCGAAGTGCAAGAAGATGCCCGAACCGATCCAGGATGCGGGGATCCATCGGCTCTACGGCGGACAGGACCGTCCGGGAAACTGGCATCACACTGCGTTCACCAAGAGGATCCTCGAGAGACATCTCCGCTCTGTTGGATTCGATCAGATCACCGATCTTGAAAGAGCCCATCAGACTGCAAACTGGAACTTTAAGTTCGCGGCCACCAAATCCAAGAATCTGTGGGGTGAACAGTGAGGGTCGCCTTCGTCGGGGTGAAGCGGAAGTATCAGGAACTTCCAGATGAATATCGTTTGTTTTTCACACAGTTCCATTTGGAACTTCCCTACTATTTTGCCCGTGATGGAAAGATGGATGTCACGGTCACGACGGTTGACTACGATCGTGATCCAATCTCTCTTCTTCCTAAGATCGACCTAAAAAAAATCGATGATCTTGAGACTGACATAGAATACGGAACCTTGAGACATGTCGAAGAGAGAAGATGGAATTCTCCCGTCGATGTCGTCGTCCACTGGCGAAAGTGGTTCCCTGAGTTCTATCGTCCAGAGGCCATCAACGTCATAAACTGCCAGGACCACTCTTTCAGTCCCGAGTGGAAGGGCACGGTCATCAGGGCGCACGCCGAGAAGAAGCTTCATGGCATTCTCTGCTTCCCGAAGTGGCACAAACGGAACATCTACAACGAACTTGGCGGAAACCTCGACGGTGCGGCACTCATCGATGGTTTGACTCTCGGAGTCGATACTGAAGTCTACGCTCCCTCTCCCGACAAGGATCCGTACCAGCTTCTCTGGGCATCAGATCCGGGCCGGGGACTCCAGCAGTGTCTTGAGATGTTCATGCGGCTCTACGTCCTTGACAACAGGTTCAGGCTGAACATCTGCTGGCCAGACTACTGCCAGCCACCCAACATCCCACAACATCCCGGGATCAAGGTCATGGGAAATGTCCCGAATGGGATGGTCCTCCGAGAGCTGTTCAACAGGTGCGGGATCCTCCCATACACGTCTACGTTCATGGAACCGTCCTCTCGAGCGCATCGGCAGGCCATGGCCGCCGGGAGCCTAGTGCTCTATCCTCCCGGGATGGGGACGCCCTCCGATCTCATCGAGAATGGGCGGACGGGGATCGTGGAACGACCAGAGAAGTGGCACATCACCATCTTCAGATCTGTGGTTGAGGGATGGTGGAAAGAGCTGGGTGATAATGCTCGCCAGTATGCTATTTCTGAAAACTGGGCCGTCCAGGCCAATCGCTTCCGCGAATACTTCGAGAGGATCATCTGATGCTCGACATCAACAGTCCCGATTTCATCGAGAGCTTCGTTCCCGCAAATGCCACGGTTGGTGTCGTCGGACACGGATACGTCGGCCAGGCGGTGGAATACTTCTTCGGTTCCACGTGTCGTGTTCTCGTCCATGACAAGGCGAAACCCGAATGGAACACCATGGATGAGGTCGTCGAGGCTGCGGAGGCGATCTTCGTTTGCGTTCCGACTCCGATGCGACAGGATGGTTCTTGTTATTCTGGCATCGTGGAAGAAGTCTTGGGTGACATCGTTCGTCTCTCGAAAGAGAAGGGACGGAACCTCGGAACCATGGTCGTCGTCGTCAAGTCGACCGTCTGGCCGGGGTTCACCGATTCGATGAAGATCAAGTTTCCTGGTCTTCGTCTGGTGTTCTCTCCAGAGTTTCTGACGGAGGCGAACAGCATCCAAGATTTTGTCAACACTAACCGGATCGTTCTGGGTGGAGACATCGAGGATTGCCGTGTGCTCTTCAAGTACTTTGAGGGTCGCCTCAAGGACAAGGTGGAATCGGAGGTTGTAACCATCGCCGCTTGCAGCTCTACGACGGCCGAGATGGTCAAGCTGTTCACGAACGGAATCCTCATGACCAAGGTCCTGTTCTGCAATGAGATCTACAAAATCTGTGAAGAGCTTGGTCTCGAGTACGAGCAGGTTCGTGACCTTGCCGTCTTGGACAGACGGATCGGATATAGCCACACCACTGTTCCGGGTCCCGATGGTCACCTCGGCGCCGGCGGACACTGTTTCCCAAAGGATATCAACAACCTTCGTCATGTCTCCAAAGAGCTTGGGACCGGCGAGAAATTGTTCACGGCCGTGATCGAACGGAATCTCGAGATCCGAGAGAAGAAGGATTGGGAGGACATGAAGGATCGTGCGGTCACTGACAAGTGAGCTCTGGACCAACCATCTATCCAGATGACGGGTACGATCTCATATGCAATGAGATCAGACGCCACGGATCTTTGAAGTATCCCGGTCGTGGCTACGATCCGATCGTGTTCACCAATGGCTGTTTCGACATATTACACCCGGGACATCTCCAGGTGCTCTATCGTTGTCGACAGTTGGCCGGTCCACGGGGGGCGGTAGTCGTCGGGTTGAACAGCGACGAATCCGTCAGGAGACTGAAGGGTCCAGAACGTCCTATACTCGACGAGATCCACAGGGCCACCGTCTTGGTCTCGATCAAGTACGTCGATCACGTGGTGACATTCGACGAGGACACACCTATCGAGCTGATCAGGACCCTCTCTCCTTCCGTCATAGTCAAGGGTGGAGATTATCAGGCCCACAAGGTCATCGGGCACGAGCTTGCCTATGTCGAGATCGTTCCGTTGGTCGGTGAGTATTCTACCACTTCCATTGTCGAGAGGATACATGCCTCCCGGTAAGGGGTATAAGTGGAAAGCCTGAGACTCTCGAAAGGCGCGCCAAAACATTATCTTATCTTCAAAAGACTGGGACAAGAATTAGAAATTGCAAATGGTTGTTTGCAAGATTATGTTGGACCCTTAATGGGACGACATTTTCTTTGCAGCGAAGAATGTTCTAGAAAACATAAGAAGAATAGAGAACTGACAGATACATTTGGAATTTCTCTTCTTGAGTATGAGAAATTACTCAAGATGCAGGAAGGAAAATGCGCGATTTGCGATGGGATCCCACAGGAAAATTCTAACATGCTAGCCGTTGATCACTGTCATCTGACGGGAAAAATTCGCGGCTTACTCTGCATGAGATGTAATCGTGCAATTGGTTTATTCAGAGATGATCCGCAACTGCTCAGAAGATCTCTTGAATATTTGGAGAATACATGAGAATTCTTTGCATTGGCGATGTGATGGTGGACCGCTACACATATGTCCGAAGCTCTCGGAGGGCCGCCGAGGCACCCATTCCCGTGTGGGACCAGGTAGGATGGGAGGCCCGGCCGGGTGGTGCCGCCAACCTCGCGGTTAACTTGAAATCGCTGTGCGGGCCGGACGATGAGGTGAAGCTCTGCGGGATCATGGGCATGGACATGGGAGCGGAGACCGAGGCCGATAACTACACCATGTTCCAGGATTTCTTTGGGCTTGACACCGAGATGGTCGTCAACGGGTCGACCATGGTCAAGCACCGTTACGTCGATCGGGATTCGGGCCAGTATGTGTTCAGGCACGACAACTTCCAGGAGTTCCTTCAGGGTGATGTGGTCTGGTTTGAATCGGCCGCGTTCGGTCTCCTCCGAGAGGAGAAATTCGACGCGGTCGTCATCTCTGATTATGGCAAGGGCACGATCACACCGACCATCATCTCATACATCAGGGACATCCCGTTGGCTGTGGTTGATTCGAAACGGAACGATCTCAGGATCTTCGAGGGGATGAACGTCCTCAAGGTCAACGAGCCAGAGTATTCCGCCCAGGTCTCAAGCAGGTTGTACCCGAATTTCACGAAGTTCTTCGAGTACTGCGTGGTCACCAAGGGAGAGAAGGGCGCCGATCTGCTACAGTGTGAGCAAGTCAAGAGCGATGACAGACGTTACATGATCCACACCGAGAGCTTTCCGGTCCAACCGCAGAAGGCGACCGATGTGACAGGCTGTGGAGACACGTTCACCGCCGCCATGACAGTCGAGCTCCTCAGATCAAGGGACGTCCGACGGGCCGTGAAGTTCGCCAATTTCTGCGCTGGCAAGAAGGTCCAGAAGTTCGGGACCGCCACACCCGACCTGTAAATTCTGACGATTCTGTGTTATAATCAGTGATCCGCGGCTGCGGAGGAAGGCAAAGAAACGTATGAAACTTGGAAATGGAGTGCTCATGGAGATCGTCGAGATCGTGAGGAAGGGTCTCACGGAAGGGTGCGACATCTCCCAGCTCCTGAGGGACATCGACGTGACGGCGTTCCCAGAGGGGGATACCTTCGCGTACGACCATGGCACCGTCGAACTGTCGGCTGACTACCTGGGCAAGAAGGGCCGTGCCTGATGCCCACGTACACGTACTCTTGCCCAAAGTGCAAGAAGGAGATCGAGCTCATCCAATCGATCAAGAACCGATTGGCCCCACACTGCGTGGAACCCGGATGTGATGGCGGCGTTGAGATGGAGACGGTTTTGCATCCTGCCGGGTTTGTCCTGAAGGGCAACAGCTGGGCCCGGGATGGATACAAGTGATCCTCCTCATCATCCTCCTGGCGCTGTCAGTCCTCGTGAACGTGGGGCTTGCCATACTCCTGAGGATGTTCATGAAGAAGCTCCTCCAGTTCGACGAGGTGTTCGGTCTCCTGGGAGATGACGTCATGACCAACATCTCGTTCTTCGACAAGCTGCTCAGCACTCCTCTGTTCATGGCTTCCCCAGAGATCGAGGAGGCCCACAAGAACATGAACCTGATGAGGCTCAGGTTGCAGGAGTACGCTCTTCGTATCGGTGAGACCCGCGGTCCCCTTGAAAAAAAGAAAGAAGAACCAGACGCACCACGTCCGATCGTAGTAGACTGATTGACATTTTTTTCATTGCCTATTGAGGAATTGACAGAATGGCCCACTATTTCACCAAAGACACCGACGCCTCCATCAAGAGTTTTCTCGAATCGACGAGTGAGCTTGAGAAACACGCCATCTTCGACACTGGGATCCGGCCCGCGTTTGAGAAGCTGATCGAGAGCCAGATCTTCACGTACGGTTTCTACAGCATCGATGATCCGGAGACTCTCAAGCGAGAGTGTCTCACCAATCTGTACGAGATGCTCCCGAAGTTTGATCCCAACAGGGGGACGAAGGGGTTCTCGTATTTCAACGTCATCTGCAAGAACTGGTTCATCCAGAAGACCAGGGAAAAACTCAAGCGTAACAAGGTCGAGTCCGAGCTCTTTTACGATCTTGATCACGAGATCGTACGCCGTGACCCAAGCTTCACCGCCCATCCTCACGAGGACATGGTCGAGGAGCAGGAGTTTTGGGTCAGCCTCTTTACGCAGTTGAAGTTCTGGAAGAAAAAGCTTACAAAGGAGTCTGAGATCAAGATCTTGGACGCCATCATCTTCCTCCTCGAGAATCCAGATATGGTCCCTATCTATAACAAGAAGGCTGTCTACGTCTACCTTCGCGATCTTACCGGCCTGACCACGAAGCAGGTTGTGATGAACCTCAAGCGGATCAAGCTGATGTACGCGAGCTGGAAGGATGGCTACCTGGAAAGCGGAGAAATCGAAACGTGAGCAAGAGCCTCGAAGACATCTGCGACGAGATCCATCAGAATGCCCAGCGCGATCGGAAGAGACTTGAGGACTATCTTGACGTGGTCGGGAAGTCATCCATCTCCGATCCGGAACTCGCCGCTGCCCTGGCCGATTCTGTCGTGGCTGTCTCCGAGGCCCTTACCAAGAACAACGCCCAGCTCGTCGAGCTCGCCAAGGTGAAGCTCAAGCACATTCACATCACCAGCCCTGATGACAAATTCAGGGACGAGGAGATCGACAGTGTGTACGAGGACATCAGTGACGAGGACGACGATTTCGAAGAAGAGCCAAACTGATGGTCGCCGTACCAGAGCTTGACAAGCTTGACGACAGTTCCCTCAAGAACCTGAGAGATCAGACTATTTCTAAGCTTCAAGACAAGGCTGCCAACCTCGGACCGTTGCTGGTAGAATATGGAATCATTCGCCAGTCTCTTTCTGATATCGTGACCGAGCTCAGGCGGAGGGGGATCGAGTAACGTGGCCCACAGCTACGAGAGGTTCCTGTTTCCTGAGAAGTTCCTCTCGGATATCCTCAGGAAGGGAGCCCAGGGCCGCTATGTTGAGCGCTCCGAAAATCCCTCGATTATCTATCGAGCCACGGTGGTGGCCGTGGATCTCGAGGGGGGGAACCTTGAGAACCCAGACGCGTCCGGCGGAGTGACGCACCTTGTGAACAACCAATCGTTCAAGATCGATGCTCGCTCGGGCCCCAAGAATCCGAGGAATAGCGTCAAGGCCCGTGTTCTCACGAACGGGCTTGACCAGTTTGTCGATGATCAAAGTCTCCGTGTGTTCTGGCCGTTTTTCTCCGATCACGTGACGATGCCCGTCAAACCGGGAGAGCATGTGTACGTCCTGTTCGAGGACGCCGAGATGAAACACGGTCTTTGGATCAACAAGATCCCTGGTCATGAGGGCGTGAATTTGGTCGTGGGAGAATCACAATTCAAGCCAACCAGCGGAGGAAAGTTGTCTTCCTTGTTCGGCGTGAAACTGAACGATCCAGAGGATCCAGACAATACCGACAAGTTCGCCTCTGAATCGCAGATAAACGAGCTACGACTTGCGAAAAAGTTTGGTGTAGATGGCGTATGAGATCGTCATAGAGGATGTTCCGCCGTTCGTGCAACGTGTCGGCGACCAGGTCTTCCAGGGTTCGAACAACACCATCATCGTGCTTGGTCGGGATCGGGCGAAGAACGGACCAGCTTCGATCAACGATGGGCTCGGGACCCTATCCTCGGCCAAGAAGGGACAGTCTGCCGGAGCGATCCATATGATCGCTGGCCGGGCGGGCGGAGATCCCAATTTCTCCAAGGACGATGCTTTCATCTATCTCTCGATGCACTCGAGGGTTGATGAGAACCTCGGATTGGAGAATGTGGAATCTGCCTCCAACGATGTCTCTGCCCTGGTTGGTAAATCCGAATCTGTCCGTCTCGTCTTTAAGAAAGACATCAAGATCGCCTTCGATGGTGGGAAGAACTACATTCACGTAGACAAAGACGGGTGTAGGATCAACATCGGGAACTCGTATCTCAAGATGACCTCGGACAAGATCGTAGTGGAGTCCGGGAAAGTTGAACTCGGGGCCGGATCCCAACACAAGATCATTCTCGGAGATAACTTCAAGACTTACTTCTTGAATCACATCCACCCGACAGGAGTCGGACCATCTGGAAAGCCGATCGATCCCTGGGTCGACTCCCAGCTCTTCAGTGGCAAATCGACGACCGAGTGAATGCCGCTTTCCCAGTCTATTCTAAAGCGAGAGATTTCCTCTGCTTTTAATAACATACTGAAAATAAAGGATAAAACTCCAATTGGAGTGATCCATCCGCAGGCGGCGGAGGCACTCGCCTCGGCTTATGACAACTACGTCATCTCTGGACAACCACTAGCCGGAGTCCTCAAGATATCTGTTCCGCCCGTCCGAGCGACCCTTGTTCCATTTCTCTCTGCCCCCTCCCTTGCTGGATTTGTCCCGGGACTTTCCGCGTACTGGTCCCCCGTCATCTGGACCGGACCAGGTTTCATCCCGACGAATCCGACGATCGCCCTACCGTCACCGACTCTTGCCAATGACATACTTTCCGTCCTTCGGGACGGTGTCCAGCTCCGGCTCTCCTCTACAGACGTAGCCGATAGAATTGCCTCTCTTCTCCATACTTACACAACGAGTATCACCGTGACGGCGACTACCACTTCGGTCCCTCCAGTCACGTCTACGATACCGATTGTGTAAGTACGGATGCCAATTGGGCTGACTCTCCCATTCGCTCGATCGACCGGTTCACTTGGTTACCTGCAGGCGACCGAGACTGAACTCGATGCGGTCAAGCAGAACCTCACCTCTCTTCTGGTAACTAACTGGGGCGAGCGGGTGATGAACTATTACTTCGGCTGCAACCTGATCGAGTTCCTCTTTAGTAGCCTTCGAAACTCAGAGCTCAAGCAGAGGATCGCAGACAGGATCCTGGAGCAGGTCGCCAAGTGGCTTCCATTCGTCAACGTGGATTCTCTGAACGTCATCTTTCCGGAGGATGACGATACCGGTTCCGTGCCTCCCAACGGGATCATGGTCATGTTGAAGTTCAGTCTAGCAAGTCGTCCGGATCTCTCGGACAGTCTGTCCCAGGTCATATCGTGAGGATTCAATAGATGGCGACGGATTTTCTCAAGGAAAGAAGCATCAAGTACCTGAATAGGGACTTCATCAGGATCAAGCGTGATCTGATCGATTTCTCTCAGGCCCATCACTCCGGAGCATTTCAAGACTTCAACGAGTCATCTCCTGGCATGGCTCTCCTTGACCTGCAGGCGTATGTCGGCGACGTTCTCTCGTTCTATCAGGACATCCAGTTCATGGAGCTCCAGAGGGAACAGGCCAGGCAGGTGAAGAACGTCGTGAACTTCGCCAAACAGCAGGGGTACAGGCCGCAGGGGAAGCGCGCGGCGCGTGGGACCCAGGCGTTCTTCATTCAAGTCCCCGCGACAAATCGTTCTGGTCAGATAGTTCCAGATGATCTGTATGCTCCCGTGCTTCAGAAGGGAGCGCAGGTCCAGGGTCCGGATGGAGTGATATTCGAGACGTTGGATGAGGTCCCGTTCAGTGCGTCTACCCTTGATTCTCCTCGTTTCGTCACCGGATCCCAGTTCGATTCCAACACCGGGCTTCCGACGTTCTTCGCTATCATGAAGGAGGTGGCTACGATCGCCGGAGAAACGAAGACTGACACTGTCACGATCGATAGCTTTCAGCCGTTCTATACCCTGGAGCTTGCGAACCCGGATGTGATCGAGGTCATCTCGGTCGAGGACAGCGACGGGAACACCTGGTACGAGGTCGATTATCTTGCCCAGGACATGGTGTTTGATTCGATCATCAACACGGATTCGACCAGCAATGATGTCGTTCCTTACGTGTTGAAATACATCTCGGTTCCCCGAAGGTTCATAACGGATCGCGATCCCGTGACGAACAAGACTTCTCTCATCTTTGGATCGGGAGATGGCGTGACGTTTGATGACCAGCTCATCCCGAACCTAGCTGATCTTGCTCTTCCCCTCGCCGGAAGGGACACGTTCACGACCTTCTCGTTGGATCCGCAGAATTTTCTGAAGACTCGAAGCCTGGGCCTGAGTCCGTTCAATACGACACTCACCATCACGTATCGAGTCGGTGGCGGTCCGCAGACGAACGTCGCTCCATCCTCCATCAAGAGCGTGGCCAAGGCGAACCTTGATTTCTCGACGAACTCGCTCGATCCGCTGAAGGTTTCTGCCGTGCGGGGCAGCATAGAGACCGTCAACAGGACGAGCACCTCGGGTGGAGGTCCCGAAGAGACTGTCCCCGAGATCAAGGCGAACTCGGCGGCATTCTTCGCCGCCCAGAACAGGGTGGTCACCAAGGAAGATTTCATCGCCCGAATCTTGACGTTGCCTGCCAAGTTCGGAAAACCAGAGAAGGTCTTCGTCAAGAAGAACAATGTCAGTTCGCTGGCGATCGACGTTCATGTCCTTGCCCTCGATCCGAACGGTCATCTCACGGTCGCGACCCAGGCTCTCAAGGACAACATCAAGACGTACCTGTCCCCGTTCAGGATGCTGACAGATGGGGTGAACATCCTCGATTCGAACATCATCAATCTCCGTTGTTATTTTGGCATCGTCGCCGGCGCTCGTGTCAACAGGACGGAGGTGATGGCCAAGTGCCTAGATGTGGTGCGTGATTACCTTGACCTAACGAAGATGCAGATCGGCCAACCGATCGTCGTCTCAGATCTTGCCGCCGACATCCAGAAGGTGAACGGTGTGGTTTCCATCTACGATCTACGTTTCACCAACGTGATGGGCACGCAGGACGGATTGGACTACTCCACATTCAGGTTCGATCCGTCGGCAAACCTCAAGAATCAGATACTCTATTGTCCACAGAACTCGATCTTCGAGATCAAGTACCCGACAAAGGACATCATCGGGGTGGTGAAGTGACATGATCTACAGGATCTATCCTACCAAAGACACCGCCATCACGAACTACGTGCTGAACGGGGTTCCGCAGACCGGCTCGAACCAAGGAGCCTCGGAGACGCTGGGTGTCTTCAAGAAGGCCCCTCTCTCCGGGGTGATCGGTCCCGCTGGGACCGCGAGCCTTTCCCGTATGCTCATCGCGTTTGATACGACGATCCTCTCGTATCTCACGGGTTCGGGGCAGATCCCTTCTTCCGGAGTGACTTACAGGCTTGTCCTTCACGATTCCCAGCATGACAAGACTCTCCCGTTCAGCTACGACATGGAAGTCGCCAGGGTCACGTCCGATTGGGACGAGGGTCGTGGGATCGATTCGGATTTCTACTCAGACAAGGGATTCGCAAATTGGATCTACAGGAAGCAGGGTCTCACGTGGACCGGCCCCGGCGGCGACATCGCCAGCTCATCCCTTGTCCCTTTCCACTTTGACCAGGGAGACGAGAACCTCTCGGTCGACGTCACCTCGATCGTCCAATCGTGGATGTCAGGGACGGTCCCGAACTATGGATTCCTGGTGAGAGTTTCTTCGTCCCAGGAGGTCGATGGGTACGATTACTACATCAAGAAATTCTCTGGAAGATCGACGAATTTCCTCGATCACCGTCCGTACATCGAGGCTTCGTGGGATGATTCGCTGAAGGACGACAGGAACAATTTCGTCTTCGATTATCCGAACAGACTCTTCATCTACAACGTCGTCCGTGGAGCTTACTCTGACATTTCGGGAGTCGGCCAGGGCCAGGTCTTCCTGCGATTGGTCGATGCCTCCGGGACGTTGCTCTTCGCCACCGGTAGCTGGGTTTCGACGGGAATCTACTCGGCCTCGATCACACTTCCCACGGGTTCGTACTCTGGTTCTGTCTTTCAAGATATCTGGTTTTCTGGTTCTAGGGCGTTGCTTACCGGGACCATCTACCCGTTGGGTTCGGGTCTCGACGGCTCTGTTCCAGCCTATAGGAACCTCGTTTCTGTCCAGAACATCAGGAATGAGTACACTCGTGACGAGAGCGTCAGGTTCAACCTGTTCATCGCCCAGGCTGATTTCTCCCCTGCCGTCGTGCACACCGCCTCTCTGGATTCACTTGGGACTGTGGTGACCAAGGCGTACTACCAGATCGTCAACGATCGCACCGATGAGGTCGTGATCCCATTCGGGACAGGCACGGTAGAGACGACCAGACTTTCGTACGATGAGAAGGGGAACTACTTCAAGTTCTACATGGGAACGCTCTCTCCGGAAAATGTCTATCGGATAGTCTTCCTATTTGATCAAAATGGACAAAGACAGGTCATTGACGATGGTTTCAAGTTCAGGATCGCCTGAGGAGACCTTTCGTTTTTCTTCGAAAGAAGATTACGAGAAGACGTTGATCGATCTCTTGAAGATGACGTACGAACGGATGAAGACCCCGAAACGTCAGAAGATAGAGAGAGAGTACGAAGAACTTATGGACGAGTACCTCCGGTTCTGTTCTGGGGGATGATGCATGCCGAACAACCTGTTCTCACTTTTTGACGATCGACTCAAGAGCGCCAGAGATCTGGTCGCCAGCGATCCGCAAACGCTCGAGACGATCGCCGCCCAAGAAGAGGAACAGGAGCGTATCCTCAAGAAGATCAAGCAGTTTGAGGAATCGGTCCCCAAGATCGACTACTCTGATTTTTCAAACTTTGTTTTCTTCAACTCGGCTCTCGATTACTTCAACCTGACCGGAGAGAAGATACTGAACGAGTATCCCTACGACGGGACCGTCTCGGACATCGAGGGATTCACTCACGCTCTTGACGGTTACCAACGGCACGTCCTGGAGAACTGGCCAGCGTGCACGGGTCATCTGAGGTTCAATCCCGCAGTCTCTGCCTCCTGGGTGAAGGTCGAGGACGTCGGAACCCAGGACGGACTCAGCCGTTCGACATTCATCACTCCCGGGACGGGTTCGTTCAGCCTTGAGTTTTGGTTCAATTCCCAGACAGTCACCGGCAGTAATGACATCATGGTGATCGCCCAGAAGGTGACGGGATCTGGTGATGGTTTCACCGCCTATCTCACCGGATCCCGAGTTGGATTTCGGATGGTCTCGGGCAGCGTCACCTCGGAAGTTTTTGCGCCATTCTCTGGTGGGGTAGACACATTCTTTTCTTGTGTCTTCGATCGCTCTGTGACTCCGACGCTGCTGTTGATGACCGGAAGTACGAACTCATTTCCCGTCCCGGTCACCTCGGCTTCTTCTGGAATATCTGGCCAGATGTACGTCGGTCCAACGGCGTTCACGATCGGATCCGGCAGCCTGTCTGGAAAAGTCACCCGACCGCTCACGGGATCTCTTGATCAGGTTTCGGTCTGGGGCATCGCCCGACAGCTGGCAGACGTGAGCTCGAGCTTCAACACGAAGCTGTACGCCCAGAAAGGGCTGCTCGGCCTGTGGCGCTTCAACGAATCAGGATCTATCACGAACGATCAGACGACGAACGCGATCGTCTTTGATCACTCTGGTCGTAGGCTAAACGGAAGGATCCAGAACTACTTCGGTGGGATCCGTGGTTCTGGATCACTCATCCTAAGCGACCGTCCAGATCCGATCTTGCTCTTCCAGGCGCCTGAAGTCCAAGACCTCGTGATCGAACAACAGACATCTGGCTCGGCGTACGATAGGAACAACGACAATCTCATCTTGAATCTTTTGCCTGAGGCTTTCTTCCGAATGGAAGAGTACAGGAACACGACGGTCCTGCAGGATTTTGTGTTCGTACTCGCTCGGCAGTTCGATTTTATCAAGCAGAGGATCGATCAGTTTGTCAATGTTCTGAGATCGACGTACTCTGGATTTGATGAGACTCCGGACGCCCTGCTTCCCGATATCGCGAAGTACTTTGGCTGGGAGTTTACTGGCAACTTCCTCAATGCCGAGGCCTTCCAGTACATCCTTGGCAAGAACGTCCTGAAGAACATGGACTCGAACAGGGAGCTTGACAAGAAACTTTACGAGATCAAGAACGAGTTCTGGCGCCGTACGCTCATCAACCTCATGTACATCTACAAGACAAAGGGCACGAGGGAGAGCGTCGAGGCACTGCTCAGGATCTACGGAGTCAACAAGAACTTCGTCAGGCTGAAGGAGTACGGGTACCTCCCGTACGTCGGGGTGCAGACCCATCGTATCCATGCTGAGAAGAGCGCGTACGCTCTCATCTTCTATCCGAACCAAGCGGGTGTGGTCGCTGGCGGTTCTCTTCGAGCCGCGCTTGGTTTCGCCCTCGGCGGTAGCCACAGTCACGGCAATTACCTGCGTTCGGATAGCTTCCAAGGGACTGCAGAGAGTGTCGAGGCCCGTGTCCTGTTCGCGACATCGACCACTTCGGACAATCCGGCCGCGATCACAAGCGGTTCGATCTGGTCTGTCGACGCCAAGCCGACGGTCGGATCTCCTTTCGTCCTCTCGCGTTTGACCTGGTTCAAGGACGCGGTCAGCAGCACCACGGGCACATTGGTATACTCTGGATCGGAGGGAGTCGTCTCCGCCTCTAACCTACCGATCTTCAACGGAGAGTGGTACAACATCGTTGCCCGTCGTGATCGTGTCTCTGGCACCCTGAACATCGACGTGAGACATCTTGATTACGATACGATCGATTATACGTCGACCACATCTGTTTCAGCCTCATTGCTCAGTTCGAGCTACTCCCTGAACATTTACGTCGGGGCCACCGGAGCATTCGATTCTCAGATGTTCGCCCAGGAGGTCCGGGTCTGGGACAAGAGTCTCACTCCACTCGAACTTGACGATCACGCCCTTAACTTTCAAAGCTTCGGTGTGACGGATCACGAAGACATCCCGAAACTCAAGCTGCACTGGCGGTTGAACGAGAACGTCTACGCTTCAAGCGCCGGAACGTTGTTGCAACCAGCACTTCAGGATGTCACGTCATACAGGGTATCTGGCTCGGGATTCTTCTTCACTGCCAACGAACCAGCCTACGAGGGTTTCCTCTTCGACTACAACTACATCGCCCCGCCCGAATTCGGTTGGAACGAAGAGAAGATCAGGGTCTACAACCAGGATGAGCTCAAGCCGGCGGAGATGTTCCACGACACTCAGGCCATGGCTCTCGAGTTCAACATGGTGGATGCCCTGAATGAGGACATCTCACAGGCGATCTCGACCATGGATGACTTCAACAACTACATCGGGATGCCCGCCAATCGTTACCGCGGGACCTATCCGGATCTCGTCGCCCTACGAAAGAAGTACTTCGCCCGTCTCCAGGGCCGATTGAATTTCAGGGTCTTCGCGGACATGTTGGAATTTTTCGACAGAAGTTTCATCAGCATGATCCAGAGGCTTTTGCCGGCCCGGACGATATTCCTCGGAGAAGAGTTTGTGGTGGAAAGTCACATGCTTGAGAGGTCGAAGCTCCAGTGGAACTATAGGAGACAACCGCCCGAGTTTGCTCCAGTGGGTTCTATCGCGATCTTGGATCGCTTCTAATTAATCTACCATGTCTTTTGTCGCGAGCGATACATCGAGCTACGGAGCGCTCGAATACCCCAAGACGGATCTGAACGCACTGGGTCCTGGGGAGAACATCAACAACTTCATCGTCGCTTCCAGCTGGAATGGAGCGGTCGAGTCCCTCAAGGACACGAAGCAGGCGATCATCTCTGGATCGCTCTTCGGGTTCAAGGAGGCTCCGGGCTTCCTGAACTTCGTCAGCGGGTCTGGAGTCGGAATGTGGGCCGCCTCTGGCAACCTACATTTCACTCGATTTGGGACCGATCAGCTTGTCGCCAAGGGTGCTGTCGTCAGCAAGGGCGACATGCTGGTGTACGATGGAACCACCTTCGTTGTGCTCTCGACCGGTTCTGCCGGGTCAGTCCTCGCGGTCGATAAGGTTGGTTCGCTTGGCGTCAAGTGGGTCACTGGAACCATCGTGGATGTCGAGAGCTTCCGTCAGTCCGGGTACACCGACGCCCAGACGATCCAGGCTGCCGTCAATTCTGGCCAGCCATTGAGTTTCCCACGTCGTACGTATGTGATCACCTCCGGTTCGTCGATCATCAACGTTTCGTGCTCGTTCATGATGGGGAACGATACGATTCTCACGATCGCCTCTGGAGCTGTCGTGAATACCGACGCGGGCAGCAAGGTAGAACACGTCCCGATCATGCAGGTCAGGGGACTGCCGAAGTTTTCGATGGTCGGAAGCTGGATCGTCGACGGCAACCGCGACAGTATGACCTACCCGACGGGAACGACCGATTTCGGTCGCGGCACGAACAACATCGCAGCTGCCGCCCGACGGACGAATGCTCTGATCGAGTTCCTCCCGGGAAACGACAACGCCACTCCTTGCCAGAACATCTATCTCGAGAACTTGCTTGTCAGGAACGGTTACTTCAACGGTCTTGTCTTCTGGCAGACTTCTGGAGCCCTTCTCCAGAACGTTCGGACAGAGAACAACACGTTCAACGGCATCGCCGGAGGAGGATGCAGCAACTGGGCAGCCTTCTGCCCGAGCCACTACCGCGATGGAGTCTCTTCCAAGATCCCGACATACCTCACTCCATCGGGATTCGGAGATCGCGCCGGCATTCAGTTCAGAGAGGTCCCCGCGAACTATACGGCCGCGGCCCTCGGCATCCCATCGATCCCGGTGGCCGTGAGTGGCAACGGAATGGTGAACTACGACATCAGCATCGTCAAAGGACATGCCAACGAGTGCAATGTCGAAAGCTGGTTCCTCCGTTCTTGCTTTCCAGCCCGGATCATCGATTGCACCAGCAGAAACGTCGGCTATACTAGGATCACGGGTTCCTGGTTCATCCCATCCCACTATTGGGTCGAGGTCGGAAATTTCCTCCTTTCCGATCTTGTGGCCATCCAGACCACCGACAACGACGTGAACGGTTGGCAACGTCCGACCGTCGCTCACCTTCACGCTTTCGGCGGGATCGGGTCGGGAAGCAGCACCATTCCGATCAACCAGGACGGCGTCTTTCCGCTCATCGCAAACAACATCCAGGGAGTCTGCGGAAGGGATCCGGTGACAGGTCTCAGGATGAGAAACTTCGAACGTGGCATGCGTGTTCGTTCGAACATGATGGTCAGCAACGTCTTCATGGAGGGGATGACGAATAACCCCATCTACATCGATGACGACGTGAACTTCGAGAGCCTCCCACCACACATGATCACCCTGCGTGATATCCGTGTAGAGAACTGGGATGCGACCGCCGCGCTTTCGGTGAACAAGTTCGGAACTGTCTCGGGAACAGCCGAGGGTCTGCTCGTCGATGGTTTCGTATCACGAGATGGTCACACCTCCGCTTCCAGCACAGATGATCATGCCATCATCGATTTCAGCACGACGATGGCCAGCTCAAACGTCGATGGGTTGCGTTTGCTTCGTCTGGACATCGACTGCTTCAACAGCGCCTCGGTTCAGAATTTCAACGGAGTCCGACTCCGTGTCGGTTCTGGAAGCAAGGATGTCCAGCTCGATTTTACGAACTGCGCCAACGCCTTTTCTGCCGTCCGTGTCGGTGGTACTTCTGCCGGTGGAATCAGGAACCTGAGTGTGAGGGGAAACTTCGATTCGCCGTGGCGAGTCCTCCTGCTCGATCAGGGTGGCAGCTCCACCTCGATCGAATCCGTGGATATCCAAGACGTCTTCACATCTGGAACGCAGTCTGAGTTTTTCTTCTTCCAGAACATGACGACTGGAAGCATCCTCACGATGCGTGTCCAGAACAATAGGTTCGGTGGCGGTGCCCTCGCGAGGACTTTCCCCTCGAGTGCTGGAAACATCAACACTGGTTCGGATACGTTCTTCGTGGAGTGCACGAAGTTCATCTGGAAGGACAACACTGAGGATTACGGAAGCAACACCGGAGGTGGCGGCAAGGTCTATGACATGCGTCGTGTCTTTGGTTCGGCGACCACCCTCGGATCGGCCACGCCCTACTACGGCAACGAGATGGTCAGGCGGTCGGACACTGGGTATGTCTTCCTTGGGAAGAGCACCACGCAGGGAGATTGGTCGCAGCTCAATCCGTATCGCGCCGCCGCGCCATCGGGGACCCTGAAGGACGGCGCGGGGACCGGAGCTTCGTACACTGTCTCCGGTTCTGACGGCGCGGCCCTCTGGACGATCTCTGTCGGAACGGCTACCGTCGCGAGCCAGGCGATCCTCTCTGCCAGCTTCAGCCAGAACTACGCGACCCCTCCGTTCATGTATCTCTCTCCCGCGAACGGTGCGGCCGCCTCGCTGACCGGATCGTACCAACCGTACATCGATTCTGACACGACATTCAACCTGAACGGTTCCGGGTATGTGATCCGGGCCGGGTCTGCCCAGCTCCCGCCCTCCACGACTTACAAGTGGTGGGTCAGGGCGGGGTGATGGAGTAGAAAGTGGGCATCAACTTTCCATACAATCTGACGTCAAGCCTAGGAGCTCTTCAGTTTCCGAAGGGAGATGCCCAGCCGATCCCGGCTGGTGCAGACGTCACCCAATATCTCAGCTCATCCGATTGGAACGCCGCGATGCAATCCATCGTCGAGCTGGGCCTTGGGATCACGTCGGGAACTCTCTTTGGATACCAGCGCTCTGCCGCGGCCCCGACTGGTTCCGCTGGACCGAACCAGAATGCCAGTGATTTCGATTGGCTTGATTCAAACGGTCAGAAGTGGCTTCACACCCGTGACGGACAGGACCAGAAGTACTCGATCGGAAGGAACAACGTTTCCGCATCCTTCCAGCTGGTTGCCGGAGCAGGTCTCCAGGGTTCGGGTCCTCTCACCGGGTCCACGGCTGTACTGAGCCTCAGCCCGACGGGAACCGCTGGCACGTACAACAGCCAGATCAAGGTCAACCAGTACGGACAGGTGACCTCGGGATCTACGGCGTCTTCCGGAGGCGGGACGGGACTGACGTATGTACCGTCCCTTTCGGCCTCTTACGACGCGGCGTCGGATGTCTCTGGAAACATCCTGCTCGCGAACTCTACAAAGGGACCGGTCGTCGTCAAGAACCAGGGCTCCTCAATGGGAACTGTTTTCCAAGTTCTCAATGGTGCCTCTAGCATCATCAGTCTTCCAGACAATGCCCAATTGGTCTATCGTTCGTTTGTTTCCAATGCTGTCGGAAACAACGGTCATCTGTTTGACACGAACTCAACTCTTAGCAACAACAACAAGGTCGTGTTGTTTCGTTCTGGCGGTGGAGAACTAGCCTACATTCGATCAGACGGAACTTTCATGTTCCCCGCCCAGAACACTGGAATCGATGTCACGGGATCTCTTGGAACCCTGAACGTTGGTACCATCTCGGCTTCAATCGTCAACGTGGGTCGCAGCGGGGCGAGCATCCTTCTCTCTGCTTCCGTTACTCCCGGCGGTTCCGCTTCTCTGAGCTTTGGTTCGACGGCATTCCCGTGGAAATCCATGACGGGCATCTCTGGAGCTTTTCAGGTCCTGGACGCCCCACAGGCCAACCAGATCCTCAAGCTTGGAAACGTGAACGCCACCGAGGTGCGTGTCACCGTTTCTGGTACTTCTGAGTTCTCGATCTACCAGAACACGAGCGCCCCAGCCGAGATCGCCAGGATCTATAACGACACGGTCAGCACCCTTTTTCAGGGCACGACCCTCAACACGAAGTTCGTCGGCTTCAACGGTTCGGGAATCGCCGAGCAGACCAGCACGATATACTTCTACTACAACGCCGTGGCCCAGGCGTTCATCGACGGGACCTCCTTCTCTCCGTACAACAACGGTGCCCTGACCATCGGTGCCGTCACGACCCCGTGGAACAATATCGTCGCGAAGCTTGTCACCATCACCGGTTCGACCGGGGCCTCTGGATCCAACCCGGTGAGCATCCAGGGCATCGGCAACACGACAGGCTCTCTGATGGTCGTCAGGGATTCGCTTGGCAACGTGAGGTTCGGACTAGATTCTCAGGGAATCCCGTCCCTTGGCGGCCTCATGGACTGGAGAGAGAACTGGGACTGGACGCAGGGCGTCAGCAACAACTTGCAGGTTCCGATCACGAACTCTTCGAATCGGTACACCGCGATCCAGGCAGGATCTCCGACCGGTATTTCGGCTGGCTCGTCTGTTTCCGGTTATCCGATCGCTGGCTTTTTGTTGAACGTCAACCCTGGAACTGCTTCCGGTTCGCAGCTGGCGCTGGCCAACAGGGTCTACTTCGTAGATACGTCTAGACTGAACGGTTTCTATTTCGTCTTCGAGTGGGACGCCTATCTTACGATCGTCGGTGCGAACAACGTCACTTGGACACACGGTCTCTGCAACAGTACGATCACGAACGCGCTCCCCCGAGGGTACTACTTCAGGAAGGCCAGCGCTAACACGAACTGGCAGGCCGTTTCTGACAACGGCACGACCGCGACTGCCGTTGACACGGGTGTCGCTCCCGTGGCCAGCACGATGCAGAAGTTTAGGATCGAGTTCTATGGCTCGGGAACCCCGACCGGTGCTGCGCAGGCAAGGTTCTACATAAACAACAATCCTGTCGCGACGATATCGGCGAACCAGCCAGCGACGAACTTGGCCCCGCAATGGGGCGGTAATGTCACGGCCGCGGCGTCAAGCCAGAACATGACCGTCGGCCCCGCGCGGTTCTTGTGCAACACGTTTACTACCAACTTGGCGATGTAAGGGAGAAGGATGCCATTTTCTTTTAGGTTCTCTTCTCAATTCGGTGGAGATCCAGTAAGCAACTCCTCGATAATCCCTCGTAAGAGGACGATCAACCTTCGAGGGATACGCTTCGCCAACAAGAAGGCGGGTGTCGATTACGAGTTCGGATCCGCAGAGAGTAACCGTGTCAACAGTACCGTCAATGTTCTTTTCGAATCATCGGACAAGAACTCTCTGTCTGGGGTAATCGGCAACAGATTTGCGAACAGGAGACCCCTGATACCCAAGGGCGGTTTTTTCATCGATCCAAATCCTCCGTCGAGTGCTCCTTCTCTGTTCAGGTCTGCCGCTCCGATCCCGTTTACCTCAGCTGGTCCGCTCGGGATCAATCGAGTCTACACGATTCCCTTTCCTTTTCCGTCAGACGCGACAAACATCGCCATCAGCGGATCGAACAGGATGTATAACGCCGGTGTGGGCGCCGATGTCACCTCGTCCATGGCCGTGTACACTTCCGATGGGACAGGAAACCCATCGACCCCTTCCCTCTTGGATTTTACGTTGGCTCTTCCTGGAGATGGCAGGTTCGCGACACAGGCACTCGGAAATCTTCCTCTCGGTGTCGACAACAAGCTAGTCTTTTTGTACAACTTTCCAGATCCGATATTCGGACACGGTCTTGGGACAGATCTTGGAAACTACACGGAATCCAACCTAACCGTCGATCCGCCACCGACGATCACTGGCCCCAATTCCAATCCGAACTTCTGGTTTGATTTTTCTTACGAAACAAGAAAGAGAAAGATCGTCGTTCTAGGAGATTCGATCTCGGGCGGTTACACGACGGGAGGATCTGTCGGATTCCTCAGCGCTTCATGGAATCTCTTTGCGGCCGAGAACGACTGTGCGGTCAGCATCCAGTCGGTCGTTCAGTACGGTTCTCTCTTGACCTTTGGAAGTCCCGGGACGTACCCGTTTCTCTGGGATACTCTTTCCGATATTGTTCCGGGAAACGAAGTCGTCATACAGCTCGGGACGAACGATCTGAACTACAATGATCTACCGACGATGTTGACAGCTCTTCAGGCGATCATAGTCAAGCTTCAGACGTTGGGATCGGGTCCCATCTACGCCTGGACGATCCCCCCTCAGGCTGGCTATCCTGGAACGGAGGTCGTACGCACGGGATTCAATTCTACCGTCCTGTCAACATATGTTTCGTTGGGGATCGCCGGTGTATACGATGCCGCCGCATCGAGGTTTGCCGGAGGAATTGCTGACGTCGTAGATCCATCGCTTATGGATGGACTTTTCGATTCGGGAGATCTCACCCATCCGAATCGGGCGGGTCAAGTCCAGATAAACAACGGTTGGAGAGCGGTGCTTCCGTGAGCTATATGATCAATCCAGGAATCGCGAACATCTCGGGTTCTTACGAAAGCTACGTCAACGTAGTCGCTCCGGACACTTCTTCGATCGGTTCTACCAACGTTCGTCGGGTAGACTACAGAGAGAAGTACAAAAAGCTGCTCACCGGCCAGCTGAAGATGTCGGACGTCGGAGAATCTGGATACGCGGGCACCACGCCCTCGACACAACCAGCGACGATCCCGTCGTGGACGCAGGCTGGGACGGGGATCAACCAGGCCTTCGTCGGACCGGCCCTCTCGTCGTCGCTGCCGGCCTCGGTCAACGGTTGGTTCAGCGGTACGTATGCGCTGGAACTTACCGCCGTGCCAGCCTCCGCTTCTCTCTTCTACGAAAAGGGTAGTAGGCTCGTCACGAAGATATACAAGGTCTCTGCCTCGCTGGAAACATCCCTTGTCACAGTGAAGCTTTCGGCTACGGGATCGACATCTACGGGCGCCACCGCATCGTTTGTCCCGATATCTGGAGTGTTCTGCGCGAAGCTTGATTTTGACAATCTTCACTGGCCTCAGCAGGCCTGGGCCATCCCGATCAATGTCCCTGATTACGGGACCCTGCGTGATATCAAGGTCTGGGTCGAGCTGTTGAATGACGAGGCGTCGGCCAACGCCAACACTTCCGCCGGAAACCAAGCCAACGGATGGGGTCTAGGGTGTCTCTCCGTCGGTCTCAGATCCCCGAGTCTGAAGGGGTTCTACGGTGTACCCTCGTGGAACGATCCGAGGATAAAGCCCTCGACGAACCCCGATGTCTCCTCTGACTACACGAATCTCAAGAACATCGTCCCATCCGATCTGGCTGACGCGAGCAATCACGACATAATCGAGGCCTTCAAAGAGTTCTACAGGAACACGTTCATCCTCTGGGACTCGGGCGCATACTGGAACTTCACAGCCCAGGTGACCTCTGGTTCGGGTCACTTCGGAAGTACCATCCGCTACGGATCACACGGCGGTGGAAACACCTCCATAGACGTGACCGTTCCCGTGTGGGACACGGATCGCCACATGCGTACGATCTTCTCTGATTCTTCCCAGATCGCCAATCCCCGGCACGTCGATCAGTTGTATAGCGGGTTGACGCAGGTGCTTCCAGAATCTATACTCTCTGGCAACTCTCCTGGCGTCGCAGGCGGTGCCCTGACAGGAACAAACGAGGCGGCGTTCGGATACGGGAGGGCGTGGGGAAGTCACTTCCCCTGGTTCATGGACAACAGGGCCCACGGGCAGAACATTCCCGCGAACACGGGGACCGTTCCCGATGGGTGGCTGACGGGGCCGGGAGGAACGGTCGGACCGGGAGAGTTCGATACCAGGGGAGGGAACCTGGGTCCGTTGAACATCAGGCCGGTGTATCCACTTCTTGATACGATCAGGGAAGTCTCCTATCCCCCTCCGTCGGGTACCTACGGTCAGACGATCTACACGGGGATCAGGCCAGGACTGAGGGGGACGCAGATCAACGGAACCTGGTGGCTTGTCATCATGGAC